ATCCTGCTCTCTTAGCGAACCAGAAACTGTCTAACATTGACTGGGGATTGAACTGCTGAACTGTTGCCCCTTGATTAGCGTCATAATTACGCTTTGACCAATAATTGGTCATTAATTTACGGAGGTATGCTTCTGCCTTAGGAGGAGCCATTGTCCCTACATCAACGTTAAATACAAGACGTTCAGGTGCTCTCACTAAACGATAGATGACAATAGCATCTTCAATCAGACTTAATTGACGGTATGCTCTACGTGCATTTTCAATAAACGGTAAGCGGAGATTTTTCGCTTCATTCCATATACCAGAATTAATGTATGTCACCTGATTAACATCCATCGGGATGAGTTCGGTTTTTGCTACCTTACCGGGATTCTTGGCATCATAAATTGGCTTGCGTAATAGATAGCCCTTGACGACCATGTTCTGTACATTCTCGTAAATAGGGTCAATGACTTCTGCTGGTACTGTTATTACACCAAGAATACCTTCCTTAGGGTGCTTTTTATGAATAATATGTTCCCAGTATAATTCTGCGTCTACAAGAAGCTGACGAATATACTCCCAACCGCGATTCTCTAAATCAAAATATCCTATGTATTTTTGAAATTCACGTCTTAACTTAGTCTTTTGTGTTTCTGATAAATCGGTATCAACAAAACGAAGCTTTACTATTTCACCGTTTTCATCCTTATTAATAAATTCATCACAGATTTCATCTAGAGCATCCGCTACTTCTGAAAAAGCAGCCATGACTCTATAATCCATTAATCTACGACCTTTATCCGGTTGGATATTGGCGTACATAAAATCATGATAGTCTTTATTCTGTAAGATATTTGCGTACTGATCGTCTGTAGTAGATATTGAGGATGATACCGACTGACGGATAAGAGCACCTGTTCTATCAGTCCCCTTTTGATAAAACATTGTATATTTTGGATTTAGCTCATTAATCTTATCAGCTGCATTATATGACTGGTAAGGAAGACGCTGAGTAACAAATCTCATCAGCTCTCTTCCGAATGTACTTTCTCTATTTTGATCTATCTGATCAGCCATGGTGATTAATTATTTAATAAAGTATTTGATGTTAACAAGTGACTATGCTTCTATAGGGTTTGTTATTTGTGGGTAACCGTTAATATTGATTGTATCGGTATTAGCGTCAATAGAAGTTAGACTTTGCAATGATGTTACAACGTCAACATTTACAAAATTTTCTGTAATATAGAAGATATTACCTACAGGATCTTGTTGATTTGGGAATAACCATCCCTTAATAGTGAATGATGTATCCCCTGATATCTTGTATTTTTCCGATGCATTAATGTCCGTAGGGTATGATAGATTAACGGCTCCAGACCACAATACCTCGCTCCTTATTTCCTGAGGCACAGTAAATCCTGCAGGTGCTAAATCTTCAGGTACTTTCCATGAAAGTATAATATAGGGGTTATTAAAAGGAATAAAATTTGATAAAATCTGATCCATATCAGATTGAAATTTTGTAAGAATAGACATATTAATGTCTATGTTTACTGGAACTGGTGATAGATAATGTGTTGTAGAAGGCTGTGGGTTTGTAGGGCTGGTAGAATTAGAAACGTAATACCCTTGAATTTTATTAAAAACTCGTGACTCATCTCTACTGATACTATTAATACTAACGGAAACAACCGGGAGAGTTATATTTTGTGCCAAATTAACGAGATCATATATTACACGTTGTTTAGGTGCGTAGACATAGCGAACCTGTACATTATTAGCAGGTACTCTATTCTTATCGTATCTTTTAATAATAATATTATCAAAAGCAGAACAAAAAAGGGTTATTAGATCTTTAATCTCAAAATGGAAACTCTGCGCGCGCATTGTTAATATTTAGTTTAATGAACTCTATCGATAAAGTGTCTAGGTAGCTTGTTTTTAGATCTTAACAGAATATTTGCTATATTTCCGTCGAGAATGTATGTTGATGAGTAATCATCCTTACTTCTTGTTGATCTACCTGCTGCCTGAACAATCGAATTTAACATCTTGTTTTCATACCACTCCTTATCAATTTCAAATAACTGCTTTACTCTCTTAGAAGCAAGAGAAGGATACGGTAATTTAACAATAATTTGAAATCTGGCTAAATCATCCTTAAGATCGACACCGTAAACTAAAGAAGGTGAAACGAGAACTGTAGGATCTAATGATTCATAATGTTCCTTGAGAATATCTTCATTTGTATTATTTGTATCCCTAATTAGTAGTCTATTACCTGATACTCTCTGACGGATAAAATCTGCTATTTCATAAGTGTGGGTATGAATAATACCTTTGTCATTTTTATGTGCGTTTAATATTTGGTCAATATATTGACAGATATAAGGTAGAGATGTTTTTAGATTTTTATAATTGAGTTTATATTTTGAAGAAATATAGATAGGTGACTTGCTTGAATCGAAATTACTCTCAACTTCAATATATTCATAGTCTTTTATACCGAGAGATTTTGCAAAATTCTTATGATCAATAATTGTTGCAGATAATAATATTATCTTATCCGCGTAATCAAAAATATGGTGTGATAAAAAATCGGCTTTGAGAGGTGTTATCAACACGTGCTTAGAGTCATTCTCAATAACATATTCACCTTTATTCCATGTTGTTAACAGAGAGGTAAGAGACCGATGTAGATTTTTTAGATAACTGTATTTTATTTGTTCAGACTGTGTCAATGCTACGGATGATGTCTTACTCGTTGCTCTAAGCGATAATTGCTCTAGGACATCTAACACATTTGCTGCTAATTCAGTGATCCAATTTTGTGTTCGTTCTTTGTTATCGGTGATTAGTGTCTTGTATGGTACATTATAGGAATCCAGTTTATCGTAAACAATATCTGCAGAAAATTGTCTTATAAGTTCATCTTCAAGCTCAGATGCTTCGTCGCATACTATATGATTCTTGCGCTTTACATGTCCTGGTAGAGCAAAAAACATTTTATAATTTAATGCTGCAAAGTCAGCAAGAAGTGTTTCGTTTCTTGCGTTATAATACGGGCAGCGATTTTCTGACCAGCATTGATCCTTTATTCGTGGAGCAAATGTACAGGGAGCAAGCTCTGTGTCAAAATTATTATCTACATCGCAGGTATAATTTGTCTTTCCCTTTAGGATAGAAGCATCAGTAAATAATTGCTGATATTGATCTTGAAGATTTTTTGTTATAGTTAAAGCAAAGGTGCCAGCAGGTGGCTCTTCTATACATTCAGAAGAGTATGTATAACTACCATCAAAATCCTTCTTATAAGCATCATAGCTAGTTATCAGACGTCTAAATTCTTGAGTTGGTTTGTCTGATATATTTGCAAGTGTTTTAGCAATAAACGACTTACCGCTACCGGTTGGTGCACTGCAAATAATAATCCTCTTGCCAGATTTAAACGCCTTTTCTATACCGTCTAGGAGTTTGATTTGACCTGGTAAAGGTTCAAATGTATCGGGAAAATAATTGATTATATTATTCAATAAGATTTATTATAGAGTATCAATTAGGGATAACAACAACTGTTTTATTAAAAAATTTAGACGGTCTTTCTATTTTAAGAGATTTTGTTTTTGTAGTAATGCTTGTATTACATAGACAAAAGCTATTGAGAGTATAATCAAATTCTAAGCTACTGACGGTAGCGCTAGTAGTAAATGGATATGGTATCTCGTATATAGAGAATTTCTCAGGACGATCGGGGAGCGCGAGAGTAAAGACACAAAAAAAATCTTTTATAGAAAATAAAATAAGCTTACCTGTTTTAAGAACTTTATTATCAACCATAAAGGTTAGGTTCTTAAGCATATGAGGTTTGATAAGTTGTTCTATTTCCGTTACAGATGTCATGAATTCATAAAGTTAATTTTTTGTGCAGCATTCATACCCGCTAGCTTTTCATTAAAGAATTTCCAAAATTCTTTGTTAGCTGGTATTACTTGAATTAAATCGCAAGCTGCCATATTAATACAACGGTAATCCTGCATAAAGATATCCCACGTTATTATAATATTTCTCGCGCTTGGGTCAAACTTGGGCATGTTTATAGCGCGCCTATAATTAAGCGCTAATCTCCCTTCAGTGCTATTAAGTAGTGCAAGAGAATTGGTACACAACATTCTCCTAGTTGGAGGTGCACCTACTTTGCCTCTCTTGCGGAGAAATTTAATTTCCGTTACGTTGTTTAGAAGAAGACTTTTTAAGGTGGGCAGCGACGCTTTCATTATTATCCTTTTGTAGTGAGCAAATACCAAAGATACGCTGTTCGTTGAGGAAAATACCCTTACGTAGTGTACCGTGTCCATCAATTTCAATATTAGCAACCGGTACACCTAGGTTGTTAGGGAAGCAAACATAGTCACCGACTTTTGCATATCTTACATTTGGACCAGCGAGAATGACTTCACCTATTCTCCATGCTTTAGTATCAGAATTAATAGGAACAAAAATACCGTTACGATTGATACTAGAACCATCTTCCGATTCATCAACAAATGTACAGAGAAGAACATCATCAAGTACTTGCTTAAGATTGTATCCGTAAAATACAGAATTAAAAGAATTTTTTGGTAGTTCAGAAAAATCAATTAAGCTTTTCTGTGTAGGTAGGTTATCAATATCGACGGGCATATAATGTATGGTAATTTAATTTAATGTCTTCTTAAAGTCAACATATTCTTTGATCTCTCGCTCTGACATTTCTAAGTTTCTTGCTACGAGCTTAATATTTTCATCCTCTTCTTGTTTATTCTCCTTTACCTTCTTAATGTAAGAAATCTTTTTATATGATACCTTCGGAAAAACAGCTTTAAATAAATTATATAAATCTTTTTTGTTATCAAAGACACTTAAATATTTTCCTATAATATTCGAGTGCTTAGCCACAAACGGTGAATACATACTTAACCAACGGTTAACCATATACGGTTGAAATTCAGATTCTTGATCTATTGTCTGTAATATACCTTTTTTAGTAAAAAGTATATCATTAATAATATCAAAAATTGTCATTAACAAATTACCTTTGATGTTGCAAGGAAATGATCGTCATTCATTCTATAAAATAATTCTATAATTTCCTGCATAAAAGATTCTACCTCCTCCTTACCCAGATTAGTGGAATATGCAAAAGCTGGAGCTTTTGTACCAGCAGAAATATTAATGCCTGTATGACCGAGCGCTACATCGTTTTTTACGTATGTAATGCTAACACTACATTTACCATGAAGTTGTGTAACACCACCCTGATTATGTTCTTTATGTACAATCAAATCATCTCCATCAACTTCAATAGGTGCTTTCAAATATTTTGAACTAAGAATATTAGCAATTTGAGTGTTTAAAAGTCTCTGATACGAAACAGCACCAAATGGACACATGTTAGGAATTTCCCAGCAGAAATTAATCGCATCGTCGCTATAGATATAATCAGCGTTAAGAATATCTTCGTTATCAATCATTCCCTCGGCTTCAACTTTCATAGGAGCTCTAAAAGCGACAATATTACCAATGGGCAGTGTATTCTTACGGAAATATTTGTAAGCGAAACGTGAGTGGATCAAATCACCGTCATAGATAGGTACGTTAATAATCATATAAGAAAGTATAGTATATTATTACACGTTATCAAGTCACAGAATTTATTTTTATCATTGCCTGCTTAACAGCCATCCACATATCAAGATATGTATAAGTAGCGAGACGCCCTATGAATATTACATTTTTTTCTTTATCAGCTAAATCCTTGTATTTGTTATATATTCCTATACCGTCGCCAAACGGCATTGGATAAAATGGAATGTCTCCTTCTTCCCATTGCTTTGGGTATTCCTCGGTAATAATTGTTGGCCCATCATGTCTAAACATGCAATGACTATGATCATATACTCTTGTATAGGGTACGTCTGCTGTGTTCTGATTAATTGCAGCTACATCCATCTTGTCTTTTGTAAATGTATGTTTAAAGGTTAAAGAACGATATGGCAGCTTTCCATAGCAGTATTCGAAATATTCGTCTATCTTTCCAGTATAAATCGTGAGATCCACTGGACACGCTTTCCAGTCTTCATCCTTAGTGTTTAATAGTACAGGTATATCTTCAACCATTTTTTCCATCATTTTCGTATAACCATATTTCGGCATACATTGATATTTTTCATTCTTAAACCAAGACGGGTCTTCATCATCTTTTGTTTTCGGAATTCTATTTGTAATAGATTTGGGTATCTGATCAAAAGGCAATCCCCACTGCTTTTCAGAATAATCTTTAAAAATTACATCGATAATTTCTTCTTGAGATAACTCTCTACCTAGCTCGCTAATCGTCTTTTTACTATATGGTAGAGAGATGAGCCCTAACTTTGTATTGCCTTTTGGCTTATATCTATAATCAAACCACTCTGTGTAGCGGCTTAAAAAGCGAAACACTTCATCATCGTTTGTATGGAAATAATGTGGCCCGTAACTATGAACAAGTGTACCTGCAACATTACTGTCGTAGCAGTTACCACCTATATGATTTCTGCGGTCATAGATAGTGACACTGTATCCTTTCTCTCTTAACAGAATAGCGGCTGTTATACCGGATAAACCGCAGCCTATTATCTTCGCATTCATGTATAATATATTACTACATTAATCAATGATTTACTACACAAATATTGTTGACATACTTCGAGCAGGCATTAACTATTATTATAATGATAGTGCCGGCACTACTAGGAGGTTTGGGAAATCAGCTATTCACAATAGCTGCTGTTTATAGTAAGAGCCTAGATCAGCCTGGTGTTGATTTTGGGATTAATTACAATTTACCACATTACGCTATGCAAGGAGAGTCGCCTTTGGCGTATAGAGATAGCTTTTATAAAAAAATACCTTCGACTGATTACACACCATCTGATACGTATAATGAGCAGACTTGGCATTATACACCGATACCGGATATAGATGATATTAGTGTTCAAGGATACTTTCAGTCAGAGAAGCACTTCAAACATCACTCTACGGAAGTGAAGAGTTTGTTTGAATTTCCGGCTGATGTAAGGGAGCGTGTTGATGAGAAGATAAAGCAATACAATAAAAAGATTGTCGGTGTACATGTACGGCTAGGCGATTATCTTAGACCAGACTGTAGACCCATACATCACGTATGTAGTAAAGAGTATTACGAGAGAGCTGTGAGCAACTTTAATTTGGACGAGTATCAGGTAGTTGTATGCACAGATAATATAAATGCATATCGTAGTTATATTAATCTTACTAATGCTGATGTATTAGAGGAGTTCTCGGTATTAGAAAGCTTATATTTTTTATCTATCTGCGATTCGATTGTAATGTCAAATAGTTCTTTTTCTTGGTGGGGAGCGTATCTCGGTAAACAAAAAGAAATTGTTTATGCTCCTTCAAGGTGGTTTGGTCCAAATGGCCCGCAAAACTTTCAGGACATATATATGGATAACTGGAAGTTAATCGATACATAATTTTATGCTTCTAGATTTAATACAATTACACGAAAAATATAGTCTTAACATTAGAGGTACAATACACGTCGGTGCCCACTTTGGTCAAGAGCTCGAGATATACGAAAAGCTTAATGTTAGAGACAATATCTTTTTTGAACCTGTGTCTACTACGTATAATATTTTAAACGCCAACATTGGAAATAAAGCTATCGTTGTTAATAAGGCCGTTGGAAATGAAAACAGAAAAATTACGATGAATATTGAGACAGCAAATGCCGGTCAATCATCGTCAATATTAACGCCAAAGCTACATCTTGTACAGCGACCTGATATCGTATTTCATGGAATCGAGGAAGTTGATATGATTAGACTCGATGATTTTTTAACAGATGCCGGTCGTTATAATTTTTTAAATATTGATGTACAGGGATACGAACTCGAAGTTTTAAAGGGTGCGAGCAATATACTCAATGGTATTGATTATATTATGACAGAAATTAATAGGGATGAAGTGTATGAGAATTGTGCAATGATCGATGATATTATCGAATTTTTAAAACCATACGGTTTTGAATTAGTTGAGACAAACTGGGCCGGTGGTACGTGGGGTGATGGTCTTTTTATAAAAAGATAATTTTATTTGCCCATATTAACATTAACGTACATACTAAGCTTATTGGCGATATATGATAGTTTAATACCTGACTGAAATATACGCCTGTTATACTCTGCATCTTCTCCAACTTCGCGCCAATTCTCATCGTATTTAAACGTGTCAAATAGCTCTCTTATTATAGAGACGTGAGCGTTATGATATGTAATATAATGTTCCTGACTATTTGTAGGCCAAGGTAATATGGATGGATTATAGAGATCTATATAATCCTGCTTATAATGGAAGTCACCGATATTGCTTAGCCAAAAATTATCATCTCGAGCTCTATCCATGTGGTAATCATGTACAACAGCTTTACAGCCTTGTTGAAAGACTTTCATGATATACTCATTTCGCTTTATATGTGAAATGTCATCACTATCAATAAATGAAATAATATCTGTCTTTAGTTTAGCTGCTGCTACATTGCGGTTCTGTGAAGCATTTAAATGATCTGCAGTAGCGCTATAGATAAATTCAAACGGATATGTTTGAAAGAATTGAAACTGCGTGTCTTCTGGTACTGAAGAAATACTAACGCTTACTTGTTGTGGTAGATGTGTTGATGCACTTATTTGCTGAAGTAGCTTATAGAGTTGCGGAAGATGCGCAGCGTGAGATGGTATAGCGATACCTAGTGTTGTCATATTGTAGTGATATCGAGAAACTCTCCTTTTAAAGGTCGAGAAACGTTTCGAATGTTATTAAGCTGATTTATATGTACTCCATGAGACTTATACATATTAGGACCGAATGAGCCAAAATCTTCAAATGTAAT